TTCACCGCGTCGTAATGCTCCTTGATCACAGCAGACCCTCCGTAGCCTTGAACGCATACTCGTAAAAGTTCGGGGCTTCCTCGAGCATCGCGTCCTCCGGGTTGCGCACCGTACCGCCACCAGGGCGAGACGTGCCGTAATAGGCGATGCCAGCGAGCGCCGCAGCGGGGTTTCGCTCAGGATTCGGGCCAATCTCAGCCTCGATGACAGCGTCGCCGCTGAACTCGTGGACCTTCAGGTCGTAGTCAATCGACGCATCAAGTCCGGGCTTCTTCTTGCCCCGGAAGTGAGTGGACTTCTTCACGTCCGCGACCATCAGCTTCTTAGTGTTCAGCGCCGACTTAGCGACAACGCCGCGCATCTTCGGAACCATGAGTGCCGGGATCGCACGAAACGCCCGCGCCAAACCGTCAAGCTCCGATGCGTCCGCGCTCACTCCGTAACCTGCTCAACCCGAGTACGCTGCGCCGTAGCCATCGACTTATGAAACAACTCGACAACCCGGAACTCGGAACCCACAAGCTGCGGATCCAGAACCGAAGCCGCGATAGTCACAACGTCATCCACCATCAACGGACCAGCCGCAACCGGGAAATCAACCCGCGAATCCTGCACCGTAAACGCATGCCCGCCCGCGTTCGGATTCGACGCCTGGGAGATGGTTTGCTGCACCTTGCACGGGCCGCTGTAGACGAACGTTGAGCCGGGGGTTACGTCGCCTGTTTCCGGGTCCGTGATTGGGTCGCCCGGGCGGGTCACGGTGCACGCGTCGATCATGAGTTCTTCAGCAGCCCGACGCCCACGCAGCGTGGCAGCAACCGCACTCACGAGCGGGGCCGAATCTCAAACGCGCGATTAGTGGCAGATGCGGGCTTGACACCCAGCCAGCCAAGCTCCTGATCCGAGATGTACAACTCGCCAGTGGACAACGACGAATCAATCGTGCCGCCATCCGAATAATCATCAACGGACTCGCTGCGGATCCGGTAGCCGTCAGGGTTCTTCAACACCCGCCGAATCATCCGAGCCGCAACCAGCTTCACGACAGCCTCATCCTTGCCGGCGAAGTCAGGCACCGACACCGTCAGAACGACAATCGCCTCAGCGGCCAGTCCCCGGGCAGTCAGAACCTCAGCGTCAGTAAGGGGGCGCCACCCCGCAGCAACTTCCTCCGGATATACGTCAATGAACATGACGCCCCCTTCCTAACTACTTGGTCGAGCGTGCGGCGGCAGGCTTAGCCTCGGGCTCAACCTTTTCGAGCATCCCGGCCTCAGCCAGTCGCTCAAGGTCCTTCGCGTCGAAACCGTCAGGCACGATTGCGCCCTCATAGAAATACGTGTTCTTGCCAGCCGGGTCCTTCACGGAAACCAGCGGGGCGGTAACTTTGTGAGCCACGAAGGGCCTCCTTAGATGCCGGTGATCTTGATGGCAGCGCCGGGCTCGGTCACGTAAGGGACGCAGACGCGACGGGCACGCAGGCGCCACTTGTCGTTCAGGTCCTCGCGGATAACCTTCGTCTCGAGCGAGCCGGCCTGGGTGTAGCCGCCACCAAGGCTCTCGTCCGCGATGCCGCCGAGGGCGGTGGTGTCGATCAGCCATGCGCCAGAACCACCGGGGATGTTCGGGGTCGGCAGGATCGTCAGACCAGCAATCGTCGGGAAGTTGCCCGTGTAGATCGAGTTGGCGGAATCCTCACGGCCACGAGCGTTCATCACGCCAGCATCCGAAGCAAGGTAAGCCCAGGTGATGTCATCGACAACCAGGACGTTCGGGTCGTAGCCCTTGTTCAGGGCGGTGACCTTGGCCTTGGCGAGCATGATGTCGCGCAGAATCGCGGCAGTACCCGAAACGGACCACTGGCCGGAGGTGACAGCCTGCGTCTGGGTCACGGTTGCGGCGATCAGGGAAAGGCTGATCGAGTCAACCTTCTTGACCAGCGAGTTGGACAGCTTGCCCAGACCCTTCTCAACGGCGCCGAAGTTCTGACGCTTGATAGCCTCGTCAGTGACCTCAGTGTCCTGGCCCCACTTGGTGACCTTGGCGACCTGCGGGGTGCCGTTCGCAATCGTGGTCAGGTCGTACTCGCCGCCCGGGGAGACGGAGTTGACCGGGCGAACCGTGTACAGGTCCTCGTCAACGTCGTACGTGATAGCGCCGCCGGAAACGTCCGTGCGGCCCGTCAGGATGACGTCCGCGATGAAACGGTTGGCGCTGATGTCCTGAACACGCCGCGCCACAACAGACGGGGAGTTCAGGAAGCGGGAAATGGTTTCGTTGTCACCGGAGAAAGTGGGCGCAACGGGAGGGTAAGAATAAGACATTTAGTGGCTCCTAGTTAGCGTGCGAGCTTGACGCGGACTTTTGCACCGTCAGCAGCCGTGGTCAGAGCCACGCCAACCTGGGTAGCAGCAGCCGGGGTGGCGGACGATGCGACGGTGCCGGCAGCGCCGGATACAACAGCAGCACCAGCGGTAATGGCGCCCGAAGCGGTGAGCTCCTGCACGCCACCCGCATGGACGGTCACGCGGTCACCGGAAGCGGCGTCAAACGCGGCAACCCCAACCCATGCCTGAGTCGCGGCACCAGCGGGCGCGACAGTACCGTCACCGGAAACAGCGACAAGCACGCCCCCGACGATTGCAGCGGACGCGGTCGAAACCAGCGCCTGACCCGGCTTGTTGACCGGAAGATATTCAGCCATTGTTTAGGCCTTCCTTGATCCATAGATGGATTCGTAGAGTTTTTCGTCATCCGAAAGCGCGTTAGACCGCGGCCCCTGCGAAGGGTCGGGCGCCGGCTTCCGTGTCTTGTTCAGATCAGCGAGGATTTCCAGGGCATCTGCCCGGAGTGATTCCTCATCGTCGCCGTGAAGGCGAGCCACCCACTTGGCCGGCAACCCAGCATCAAGCGCGACTTTCTGACGGAGGCTCTCGCGGCGAAGGTTTGCCAGTTCCTGAGCGGCTTCGGCAGCATCGCGCTGCGCCTTCTCAATCTCCGACAGTTTCGCGTCGTCAACTTCCTTCAAACGAAGCCGGTTCTTCTCGGCTTCTTTGTTGGCTTTCGCCAGCGCGGCCCGGAGTCGGTCAAGCTCGCCCGCGTCGGGCTGTGCTTCCGTCTCAGTTGCCGCGGTTTCGTCAGCCACTACATCGGCAGCCTGAACGGCTTCCTCAGCAACAGCCTCGGTGGTTGTTTCATCAGCCATCACGGCCTCCTGATCTGATCGTTGTTACTTCCTCATCCATCCCGGAATAGGAAACTTGCACCGCTGCGGAGTGTTCACGCAGGGAAAAATGAGGCAGAGGCCGTGAGGCATGCCTGATGTGTTGCTTAGAAAACCTGACCGCCAGTAGCGACCCAGCGGCGATAGTCCTTTTCGACCTGCGCCGCGATCTTCGGGGTCAGTGGAGACGTGTTGATCTTCGCCTTGGGTGTCATCGACGGCGCACCGTAAGGGTTCACGCCCTGCTGCACCAGCTCCCACCGAGCCTTAGCGTCGAACAGGCGACGCTCGGCTTCCGTCATGGTCGCCCGCACGTTCGGATCGCGTCCATACTTGATCGCATCCTCAACGCGCTTACGAGCGGCGCCATAAGCGCCGCCGTGACCGAGAGCGCCGTAACCCTCGCGCTGGCCCACGATGGAGCCCAACGGGTTCTGACCGCCCGGCAGGATGTATCCGTACTTCTCAAGATCCTTGAGAGCCGCGGCCCGGTTGTCGCCGTTCAGCTTGTAGATAGCGTCAGGCGTCAGACGCTTACCCTTAGTAAGCTCGCCGTTCGCAGCGCGGAAGTTGCCGCGCTTCGTCGTGCCCTCGGAAGTAAAAGCGCCCTTTATCTTCTGACCGCGGCGGGAGCCGTCCGCAGATATGCCCGCATAGGACACGCCACGACGGCTGTTGACCACCTGGAAGATGTCACCACCGTCACGGATCGCCTGCGCGCCCGCCTTCGTGTAGTTCCGGTCCTGATCCTCAGGGGATAGCGACCTGAAATACTCGTACGGGTCATGAACCAGGCCCTCAGTCTCAGCAGCCGCTCGAGACGTCGTCTGGACGTGCACGCAATCGCACTTAGGGTGACGCTGAAAACCAGCGTTCCAGCGATAAACGCGCCCAGCTAGGATCGAACAACGCGCGCACGACGGCGGGTTCAACATCCGCACATAAGAAACCCGGTTGCGCGTCGCCGTATCGACACCAGCAGCAGCGCGCCCAGCATCAGCAACCTGAGTCCTTGTGAGTGTTGTGAGGAACTTGCCGCCCTGCCCCAACGCCTGCGCCGGAGCCATGCCACCCGCAATCAGCGTCTTCACATGCGGAACAGCGCCATACAGCAAACCCTCAAGGGATCGCCCATCGGATGCCAGTCCGCTAAACCCCACAGGGTTCACGAAGTGCTGCGGCGCCTCATACAAACCCTGATCCGCGAGTGTCTGCGCGCCATACGACGCGCCCGCAGCCGCAGCCTTCACCTGAATACCGGTCAGCACTGGAACCAGCAAAGGAACCTGTGCCGCCCACGAGCCGCTAAGGTCAGCGAGGCTCACCTCGGACCACAACTGCGAACCCGCCAGCACAACAAGGGCCTGAAGACGCTGCATCTGCTTATAGTGGGCAACCGCAGCGTCCGGGATCATCGCTAACCCCCGTTAATAGACCTAGCCAAATTCGCAATATCAGGGTTCGACTTCGCGCGTGCATCCATCTCAACCATGTTGTCCCGCTCCTGCTGCGTGTAACCCAAGTCAATCCGGGCCTGCTCAACAGGAATGATGGCCGTCTGGACCTTCTTCACGGTCGCATCAGCCTTCTGCGCCTCGGTCGGCGTCGAAGGATCGCGCCAGACCGTTTCGAGCGTCTTAGCGTCCTCGTCCCACTTGCCGTTCTTAATCCGCAGCACAAGACGCTGCACATCCTCCCAAGACCCTCCAAAGTACGTGTGCTTACGCTCCACGCGCTTCACGAGCTGGGTTTCCGAGGACCGGATAGCATCAGCCGACGCCGGATTATCGCCAACGAAGCTGAGGTAATGAGGCGGCAAGGCGAGCATCTGAGACGCGAGCTGCGCCAGCAGCTTGATCGAGTTATGGAACACGCTCAGATCGGCCTCGTTGAACTGGCCGAACTTCGCATCCTTGTTCTCAGAACCCCACAACGTGCCAGTATCGCGCGACCAAACACTGATCGGGTTATTGTCCTTGTCCACGAAATCATCCGCAGTCAAGCCAACAGCCCATCGCCGCGGCATCGCATGATACTCGCCGCTAACCATCATGTCCGTAGCCATCTTGTTCGCCGCATCAGCAACCGGGATGACATCCTGGAACTCAGACAAACCATCAGGCTTCAAAATCCGCGGACGATTCACCAAAGGAACAACAGGCACAACACCAAGTCCGTGCTCGTCCGCGTCGCCGTCAGACTTCCACTCCTTGCCGAACGTGAAAGACTCCGTCGAATTCGGAAGATACAACGTCGCCCGCTGGACGGCGTCCTTACCCTCACCCTCCTGCCACCGCTTAATCGCGGCAGACACCCGGCGCGTCCGCGGATCCCGCTCAGCAAACACCTGAAACGGGCTCTCAACAGTCACAATCGGGTCAGAGCTGTCATCGTCGCCGCTACCAACAATCACATACGAGCGACCAAGAACCAGCGCATCCAAATGCGCCTGCTGCGACTGCTCATCAAGCCCATTCGCCTGCCAAATCCGCCACAACTCATCATCGGACGATGAAGAACCCCGATACCGGAAACCCTCAATATCAAGCCGGTTCTCATACGCCTCAGCACCAAACCGCAGCCAATTCAACACAAGCTGACTGACCCTGTCGCCAATCTCCGCCTGCATCGCCTGGGCCATGTATTTGAGTGGCTGCTCGCCCTCAAAATACTTATCAACACGGTCCAAGCCAGGGATAAGCCCGGCAAGCTTCGTATCCAACCGCACAAGGGCACTAATATCAGCCATCAGGCCCTCCATCAATTAGGAAACAACAACACGGCGCCGCACTGGGGCGGTAGGCCATTCATCAGCCACGAGCGCGTCAGACCACGCCTCAAAGCACAGAATTGACGACATGGCTTGGTCGATCTTTTGGTTTTCGTTTGGCTTGCCGAGGATGTACCGCTGCCCCGTGCGAGCCCGCACGATGGCGTTCAGCACATGAATCTTGGTAGTCGGGCAGCCGTCATGCCTGAACTGCGACTCATCGCCATTCACGGCCTGCTTGAAAGCCTCAAGAACCGGGTGAACCTTGGAGACGCTTGAGGTTTCCCATGCGAACACTGTTGGCTTGCCGCCATCGTCCTTGTACTTCGCCTGCCACTGCTTGATTTCCAGACGCCAGGAGTCATCCTCGACAACTTCCATAGCGTCAGCCTCGGCAGAGACGCCGCGAGCGGAGCCGGCGGGGTCGAAGTAGGCGCGCACGACGTTGAACCGTTCTTCCAGTTCATCGACAGCGGCCCGGACCTCGCCGCGGGGGATCAGTCCGGCGGGCCCGTTGGGCTGCCAGATCGTTGGCATCTTATTCGGCCCATATGTAGGCGTGAACTGGTAGCCATCGGCAGTCATGGCCCTTAGCCCGGTCCAGTCGTTGTTGTTTGACAGGTCGCCGGCAAGGACAATCGGCGTACCGTCAGGAACTACCCGCTGGATAGCCTTGCCGTCCCACGGAACTTCCTTCAGCCATGCGCCGGAACCCTGCACGCGCCGATTGCCGTAGAACCGCTCAGTCTCAGCCGGATCGCGGCGCATAGCAGCCTCGATGTCCGACTCAAGCGTCGGCAGGTTCATCAAAACCCAAGGCGCATCCGAGTAGTTGAACTTCAGGATCTTCTTGCGATCCGCCTTATTCGTCCACTTCAGATACTTAGGAGGCTCGATATGCTGGACGTAAACAGTCTTGTCGCGGCTGTTCTCCAGGATGTCTTTCACGACGTTATCCGTGGCAGGATCATCCGGGTTCGTCATGATCACGCCGCGCCCGCCCATGGCCGTCAAGCCACGAGACTGGGTGCGGTACACGTTCCACATTCCCTCGGTGTCGTACAGCCCGCCCTCATCCCACAGGACGTACGTGACGCGCTGCCCGAGGCGGCTCTTGGCCTTCGCCGTTACCGGCACAATCTGGCACTGCTTGCCACCAGGCAGTCGAATAACTTCCTCGCCCGTCCGCGTGATCTGCTCAGACAGCGGCCCAAAGTCAATCATTGGCCGCAACGAATCAAAGGTGTTCGCCGTCTGCGCCTCAGAGTTAGCCGTGATCTGGATCAGTGGGGAAGACCACCGCCGCGCCATCGGCTCGCCGGACTCATACTCACGCACCCACCCGCAACCGCATCCCTGCTCGGCGCAATCCCACACCTCGCCACCACGCGCAAACCCAGCAAACAGCGCCGGGCCAACAGCCTCAACGCAGATCAGAGCCGCCGCCAACGGCGACTTCCCCTTCTTCTGCGCATCAACCAAAACGGACAGCCGGTGAACAAACGCCGCCGACTTTACATCAGGCGAAGCATCAGGCCGCACCGCGTAATGGTTCCCAATGAAGCACAACTGATAGTCGCGCAACTCAAACGGCGGCTTCTTGCCCTCTAGGTCGAAATCGCCATCCGGAACAACACAATGCCGCTCAATCCACTCCGGAACAATGTCCAGCGTCGGACCAGAGCACCAAGACAGCGCCTCAGACGCATTCCGCGGCTCACGAATCATCACCCACGGCCTTCAATCTGCGCTCCCGCGCCGATAGACGCTTGCCAGGAGTGGCAGCGGAATCCTTTTCAGTGCGCCGCCCATTCACCTCGTCACGGGCAACCTGCCAGCCATTCAGTCGAAGCCCAGCCGGCGTCAAGCCGATCTGCTCCCGGTAACGGTGAAGCTGACCAACAAGCGCAGCATTAGAGCCTGGGTCAAGCTCAACAGTCACCTTGAGGCGCACATATTCAGCCACAACCGGCCACCGCCAAGACTCAACAGCCCATGCCGCGCCTTGCGGAGTTCGCCAAGCCTCAGCCCACACCACGCCCTCGCGGGAGTGGAAGTCAGCGGCGGCATCTTGGTCAACCTCGCGCACCTTGGCGCCATCCTCGAAATGCTCCGAGAACAAGACGATTGGATCGAGCGGAAAGTCGGGAATCACGCCCTTATAGCCCTCGGAGGGGAGCGCCTGAAAGTCCAGGCCACGGGCAGCGGAACGTCCGGAACTAGGATCAGGCGTAGGCCCAGATCGGGCGCGAGCTCCACCAGCAACCACGACGAATCACCACCTTTCCAAAAGCTTTGAACCCTCCGCGGACTTTTTTTACC